AAAAGTAATTGGCTTGTATGAGCAAGCATTAAATTTTGTTGATAATGAAGAATGGAGCGTTGAAATTATCAAAAAAGAAGATGATAGCAATGACGCTCTCTTGAAAGAACGTGAAGCTCTTTTGGCTCGTCTTGCAGAAATAGATAGTCAGCTAAATTTAACAACGGAAGTTAAAGTTGTAGCAAAAAAAGTAGTGAAAAATGGCGCAGGCGTGATGAAAAAAGCGTGGGTGATTGTTAAGGAAATGATTAAAAATTTCGGCGGTAAATCCCATGATTATTTATCTAAAGCATTAAAAATTTCATGGTCAGAAGCAAGTTTTGCTTAATTCTGGAGATAGGAAAATGGTAAATTTAACTTTAGATATAAAAGCGGTAATTAAATCTGAAATCGATTTCAGAGAGGTGTCGAGTACAAAGCTGTATGTAGATAGCTTTCATGATGACGTGATGCAAAAAAAATCTTGTGGCTCGGTTGATTGGCATAAGGGAAAGACCGTAGAAATTTTTGAAAATTTTGAAAGCGGCATGGATGACTTAGATAAAGAATACTTTCTGACTTTTGAATTTGACGGCAAAAAGTACAGCGTAGGTTTTTATAGCGAAGAAGAACAAAAATTAGCATTTCAAAAAATTTTAAAATTTTCCGACAAATTTTGCGGAATTTCAGTTGAGCTACATAAAGGATGCGGAGCTTTGGCAGCAATCAAGCACAAAGTAAAAGAAATTTATGATGACGAAGATTATGAGACGGAAGGATTCGTAGCTTTCGTCGATAAAGATGGGCTGATATGGAACGAAGAAAGATTTTTCTTCGGTAAAGAAATTATTGAAAAAATTCGAGACATTTTTTTACTCAGTTATTTACATCCCGATTCAAAAACTGGTCGTTTTTATTACAAACCCATCAATTAAAAGAATAAGAAAATGTTTCATAATGGCGATTTAGAAAATATGAAAGAATGGAACGCAGATAATGGTGTTTTTGGTGATTTTGCGTTTTTTTCTGGTGAAGAAAATTGTTCTTTTGTTAATAGCGGTTCATTCACTTATGAACTTGATGATGATTTAATCGAAAATGATATTTCGGCTTGGCGTTTAGAATATGAACATAATGTTTTAGAAAATGCCGATGCAGTTAAATATCTTGAATTTATTGCGATTCGTTTTGATTGTGACACTGAACAAGCATTACGTTATTTAACTGAAGAAGATGATTATTTAGGTGAAGCAGAATTAAGTTGGGAATTACAAAAACATCAAGCGCATTTGTGCAAAATTTTTGGTTATGATTGTGTCAGAGTACATGATGAGAATGGTGTTGTATCAATGATTGATATGACAAAATACCTAAATAATCTTGTAAGAATATAGAGTGAACGATAAACAAGAATTAAAAGACGCTTATAAAAAAGCAGTTTCAATCAATAAAATAAGCGCAAGCAACCTTTTATATTTGCACAAAATAACGCAAAACACGCTTGATAAATGGCTTTATGTTGCTGATAGATACCCCGATTTTCAAGCGTGCTACGAGTTGTATAAATTTATTAGAGGCTTACACGGCAAGTTACCCGTTGAGTTGCAGCGAATTATTGCGCGTTCAAATACTCGCGTAAATGATGCCATTTCACGATTAGAAAAAAATCCAATCAGTGATTTTGAAATTATTGGTGGCAGAAAACAAGCTGGTGCAAAACCTGCAAAACGTTTTGTTTTAAACAAAATAGAACTGTCTATTTCAGAAATAGCAGATAATTTTGGAATCACTGCAAATAGTGTCTTTTGTAGAACTAAGCATTTGGATTACGGCGCAGATGTTTCAGAAATCGATTTTTCCTTTAAAAAAATAGGGCGACAAGAAAAAAAGTATTTATTTGAAAATGAAGAATTAACAATAAAAGAAATTTCTGAAAAGCTAAATATAGAGCGAAACAAGACTTATCAGATAATCAAAAAATTAAACCTAAAAGAAATTAAATAAGAGTTCAAAAAATGACTAAAAAGACATTGCTCGAAACAGTTCGCGAATACGACCTTTTTGAAGTAAAAGAAGTTATCTCTGCAACGAAAGTACAGAGAGCAACGTTGCAAAACTGGGTTGAATCAAGACCCGAATTGCTAAGACTTATTTTGATTGGAATGCAAGCAGATAAAAAAGCAAAATAACAACGCACTAAAAAAAGCGTTGCTAATAAACTCAATGAATTTTATAAATCTAAAACTCATTGAAACACCTCCACACAAGTGAAGAATTAGCAACGCTTTGGAGAATTATAACACATATAAATAGGGATTTAAGCATCCATGTAAAGCCCAAACCTGTTGGGCTTTAGGAACTAACGTGGCTTAGGCAGAAAAACGCGCTTTCGCTTCTTTCAAGCCAGCAATGACATTTTCAATATCATCATAACCAACCCGGAAGTCTGAATAAACAAATCCGTTATTCGTATCTACAAAATTTTTCAACTGTTCAAAAACCATATTAAATTCCTAAATGTTTTTTCAAAATTGTATTTTCTTCGGCTAATTGCTGAACCGCTTTTACTAACGGCGCAATCATTTCTTCGTAGCCAATTGAATACACATCGTCACCGCCGCTTATTGCGTGGTGTTGTAACCCGCCAAAGTCCGCGTTTAACGCTTCAACTTCTTGGGCGATAAAACCATGATGGTAACGTGACCGTTTGTGTGCGCCATCATGGGCGATATTTTTCAACTTGTTGCTTTCCAACCATTCTGCGTGAATCACAGCGTAGTCAGCATCAAGTTTGTCCACGATTTCTTTGTAAGCTAAATCCTCTGCCTCAACACGCAATGCGTAGTCTTCGTCAGATTCATCCTCTTCACGTTCAACGTGGACTTTTTCGGGGTGTACTGGTGTATTTGGAGCAGGTGTACGATAACTTTCACGGTTATCCCATTTGAAATCAACGGGACGCAAAGAAAGTACGAAATCTAAACCGAGTACGGTATCACGAACATCAGCTTTATCTCGAATATCTGAACGGTTTTGAATTGCGCCATAAGCATAAGTTGTTGTAGCTGTATCACCTAATTGAACTTGGTTTGAACCTGTTACTGCCGTGCTTGCGCCTACACCTGTGACGTTATAGAAGGTAGTATTAGCTACTAAAGCCTGATACCCAATAGCCGTATTACCACCACCTGTAGTATTAGCCTTTAAAGCAGAGTCACCAACAGAGGTGTTATTACTGCCACTACTATTAACTAACAAAGCCTGATACCCAACAGCTGTATTATTCGTACCAGAATTATTAGCAGGAGTAGCACTACCTTTTAATGCTTCATATCCTATACCTACTTGGTTTGATACTGCTTGTTGGTTGTAGCCTGAGTTGTATCCGTAGAAGGTGTTGTTTGAACCTGTGGTGTTAAATCGAAGCGAACTAACACCTGTAGCTGTATTATTAGCCCCCCCATAGTCAGTGGCTAATGCTAATCCACCAATCGCTGTATTATTAGCTCCTGTGACATGAGCAGTCAACGCTTGGTAACCATTAGCGGTATTGTAGCTGGCGTTAGTGTTAGATAAAAGCGTTTGATACCCAACAGCAGTATTACCTGTACCAGTATTACTAGCAGGAGTAACACTACCTCTTAATGCTTCATACCCAATGCCTACTTGATTTGAGGCTGCTTGTTGATTATAGCCTGCGTTATAACCAACAAACGAATTTCCTGAACCAGTGGTGTTATTGTTTATAGAGCCAGCCCCTAACGCTGTGTTATGTGATCCTGCGGTTGAGCTAAGTAACGCTGCAGAACCAACCGCACAATTAAACGACCCTGTTGTGTTTGAAGCACCTGCTACATACCCTATCGCAACATTGGAACTCCCTGTTGTTGTCGAAGCTGAAGCTCGGTATCCAATAGCTATATTTATATAACCAGTCGTATTTGCTGTTAAAACACCACCCTTGCCGATAGCAATGTTTGATTTAGACAAATCGGCCCATGTAACAGGAGATGCGTTATTCCCAGCACCTCTCCCGAACGAAACCCCGTTTATTATTAAATCCCTTGCCCAGTAAAAATCATTCTTATTTTCACGTTTTAAGTTAGGTAAATTCGAGCGCATAATCAGTAATCCATTCCACGAGCTTCGACGACAATACCACTTGCTAAACTAACTGAAGCAGCCACATACAATTGTTCATTCGCTTCTAAACGCAATGGATAGTCTTCGGTGTAGTTCGTGAACACTGTTTGTGTAACTGCTGCTGTTGTAGATAGGGTTTGCGCTGCCATAAGCACACAATCAATCAGGCGTTTTGTAGTACCACCATCAGTGGAGCTAAATAAATAGATATTCGTTGCTGTAACCGTAGCTCTAGGCATAGCTTCAATTACTGAAACCACAGAACCTTCTGCCCCCGCTGTAAAAAGTAAGACCGAGTTAGTAGGGGTATCTGTAGCGATACCACCAGTTAAGGTAGCTAGAACACAGTTCGAGTTATTGATAGTTTGAGCGAAAGGTGCAGTGAAAATTTTAGCCATGTTAGTAAACTCCTAATGTTAGTGCGTGAAATGTCCGGAGATTTGTACCATCTCCACTTGAAACAGTAATATCCCCGTAACCATACGACACATTTAATGTCATACCTTCTTTTGTCGGGTCGGTAATTGTCACGATGTTGTCAGTGATGGGCGGGAAAGGATAATTTATACACTCGCCCGTTGCAGGGTTTGAGATGAACGCATCCCATAAAACGCCGTCGTGTGGCGTGTAAGTCAATTCAACTTGTCCGTTCACGATAACAAAGGCCTCTTTTTTCAAGCGCAACGTATCAACCGATTCGCGGTTTGTCATAACGAATTTACTTCGGTCTGCAAACCACTTGTACTCTGCCCAGCCCGTGCGTGCGATAGGGTCTGCACTTGCGTCAGTGACCATTACAGTCATGCCTTCGAACCGCGCAAGCAGTGCATCACGCGCAGCAATGTTTGGAACTGTTGCGTGTCCTGCGTCGAATCGTAAAATTTTTGATGTCATATTTTTCTCCAGTTAAAACGCCCCTTGCTTCAGTAAACAAGAGGCTAAGATGGTTACGCCGCAGAGATGTACTCGTAGTACGCCTGCGTTGTGCGACCATTCCAGAGATTTGATGGAACATCCACGACAAAGGTTTTGCCAGTCGCATCAGCCGTATCAAGATAAACAGGTGCAGTTGTGATTGTGCCGTCCGCGTCGATTGCTTCAATTCGGCAATTATTGATACCCAAAACGCCATCTTTTGGCGCATTTGCTAACACAATTCTGCCAGCCGAATTCACAACAGGAAATTCAATTGCTTTTTTAGAGCCGCCCAAACGTGCTGCATTTACCGCAAACGCTTGCAAATCTGTACGCAACGTAGCGAGATTTTGGGTTGTTGCTTGAATGAAGGCGTTTAACGTGGTTTCGATTTCGCCCAATGTGTCCATTGCACCAGTAACCGTACCGCGCAATTCGGCTTTAGCGGATGCAATAGAATCAATAATCGCCTGACCGAGCGTTAATTCACCCGATGCAACGCCATCTTGAATTTCTTTTAACGTATCCCACGCACCACCTGCGCCGTTAATAATGGCATCTTTAATCGCATCGCCATAAATTTTTGCAAAATTACGAATCGAGCCTGTGGTTGTTTCGCTGGCATTCGCTAAATCAAAATCCGCTTTTAGCGGTGCAAAGTCATTGGTTTTATGTGCAGCTAGTGCATCAATTTGCACTTGGTTTTTGGTGTTAACATCAGTTTGCAGATTGCTGACAGCCGTTGCGCGGTCTTGCGCTTCTTTTGCTGCAGCGGCATCAATGCGCGTGATGGTTTCTGTCAAGCCTTTTACTGAACCGACAGCATATTTCATTTCGCCTGAGAACAGGCTTGTGACGGGATTTGCCATTTTGAATACCTATTTTTGTATTCCGACGGTGTTACTTAGTCCGACAACTGATTTTGACGTTTGTCTTGCGACAAAGAGGTGAGCAAACTTTTTACCTTTTCGGCATGGCGTTTGATTCCACTTTTTTCATACTGTCTTCTGAGTTTTGAAAATTCAGTATGAGAAATATCGAATTTTATTTTTTCATTTTGAATGCAGATAGCATAGCCTGAATCTTCTATGAATACCGCAAAATTAACATCTCTAATAATCATGATTTAACTAGATAAGATACAACACCAAGTCCATCAATAACGTCATCTCTGGTCAAAACGGCATAAAAAATACCGTCTTCTTCTACAACAGAAACATTATTGAACATCCTAAATCCGTCTTCCAAGTCATACACATACATCATTCCAAAAAGTAAGTCACCCGCTGGAATTGACGGCAAAATCATTCTATTGCTATCAAGTGCTGTCTTTTGTGTCGTCACAATATCAAAACGAGCAATATCTTTAACAATTGTCGTCCCAATTACCTCAACGCTTGATTTGACTTGCGTGATAGTAACTTCGGACTTCAAAAGAGATATGCTTACTTCTGAAATCATAACGACGCGAGCGTAACGCTTGGAATAACCGCAATTTTTTGCGTATAGTCACCAATCGGTGGTGCAAGCGTTTCTATCTCTCCAGACGCGCTAATTGCTTGCAAGCCATAAAGATAGCCGCCTTTTTTTAATTTCTCAGTTTTAGATGCTGGAACTGTCAAAAAACAACTGCTTTTTGAATCCAAATCTCCAGAGCCAGCGACATGAGAAACTTGCAAAACCGCATCTGAATCGAGATCGCTAAACGACTTTTTTAGTGTCAAATAAAATTTAAACCCCCTTATATCAACATCAGCTGGGTAATTTATTTTTAGCGTGTAATCGTCGCCAATTCTAATGTCTGGAATAACTGCCATTTTTATGCCTGATTTTTTTCCAAAATTTCTAATTTTCTATCTTTTGTCAATAAATTCAAATCAACAAGATTTACACCCAATTCAAAACAGGCAATGCTTCATTTTTATAAAACGCTTGCCATGTTGCATCCCATAATTCGACTGCCCGTTGCGCCTCTGCTTTCCAATCTGCATTTGTTGATTTTAATAACGCCGTCGCTTCCCCGATAGAATCAATGTTTTTCAAATCTAAAAACGCTTGAAAATCTGATTCGATTTGCGTTTCGGGATGAATCGCAAAAATTGGTGCATGAAAATTTAAGCCGTCATAAGTGCTACCAAGCAATGACACATCATAAGAATCAACGGCAATTAAATCAGGTGATTCAGGCAATTCCTCGGCTGTTTCCGTGATGCTTGTCACGATTCCATTTGTAAGTTGTGCATAATACATTTCAATAAAATTCCGTTAATTCCCAGCTAAAATAACTTCCGCCAGCAGTGTTAAATCTTGACGCAGTTATCGTTGTTGAGTTTGTTAATTGCCCGAAAGGTAGTTCATAACTGACTGAACCCAACGACCCCAAAAATCTAAGTTCGGTTTTTACAGGATTTACAGCAGTAATCGTCTGTGTAAGATTTGTCGTTCCTGCCTGCAAATAAATAACACCTCTTTGTATCGACTTAATTCCCGCAGGTGCCGTTATATTCTGTCCCATCGTTATTCCTCGAAACCATAAACATTAACGCTAATACCTGTCGCACTTGCATAAGCCACGATGTTTTTTGCTGCAACAGCACTAAGACCAGACAGCTCTAATGCCGAATTTCCCACTAATGAAAAATCATAAAGTCGCCATTCTGCCAAAGCTGGCGTTGTCGTTGCAGCAGCATGAGCAAGTCTGATATTGATTGGTGATGCTGTGCGATTTGCAAAACTAACGCTAAAAACCCCCGTCAATCCCGCCGTAATCGTTCGCAAAGTTGTGTTTGTTGTTGCAGCTAAATCTGCTGAGTTATTGAAAAATGCCACTTACTTACCCATTAAAAAAAGTGTTTTACTGCGCGAAAACTTCTCTGTGTCGAGTTCATTTAATGCCGCTTGAACAGTTGTTGCTGAAATCCCCCCTGCGGGCGTATTTGTTACGTTAGTTGCCGTTGTATTATCACCTTTCGCGCCTGTCGCACCTTGAATTCCGCTGACACTGATATTCCAATCTGCAACCACTCCATCCCCTTTTGCCGCAAAAACATTTACAACAAGAGAAGTGCCGCTGTATGACGTGACTTGCCCATACATATTGGCTTCGTTTGGCATGTCAGGGAAAACCATCGTGACAAACTGTCCAGCTTGAAATTGTTTGCCGCTTTGCGTAGTAAATGTTTTTGAGCCAGTTCCGATTGCAAGAATTGTTGTTGATGTTGCCGTTAAGATTGCAGCACTATTTGCAGCGGCGGCGGCACTTGCAGCTGCCGCATTTGCACTCGCTGCTGCTGCATCAATGCTACTTGCAATACCTGATAATGATGTCGAAATTGAATTGATTACCCAATTGCAGACTGCAATCATTTGAGCAAACATTGGAATCAATCTTATTGTTGCACCACCGTCTGCAAGCCCCGTCTCTGGATGATCATCATCAGTGACGGTCATTCCATTGCCGCCAAGCTCAGGCGGGAAAGTAACCCCATTTGCCATTTAAACTATCTCCTCAAGTTTTAGCGCAGTTGCAAAGCCGTTGACGTAAGGCATATCAACGGGTGATAAATCTGAAAAATTACACAAAAATGAACGCTGATAAAAAGACTTGTCGGTTGTCATATTGATGCCGCCGTCGCCATTGACACTGCCTTTATATTCAGGTTTTGAAAAGGCATAAAGCATTTCACCCGTCAAACCAACTTCGCGCTGTGCGTCGTAAAATCCACCAAATGCCTCATCTTTATCAAGATGTTTAAGCACACAAGAAAGTGTTCGCATTTTTGAGCGAACAAAATGATATTTCGTGCAGCTTTTCGCACGAGTTGTTTCACTTAAATCGAGATAACCCTGTGAAATATTGCCGTATTCGGGATTGTTTTTTGGCTCAAGCGTGCGACCTAAAAACACCCGTCCGAATTCCAAATAATTATCCAAATTATTTGTGTCGGTAATAGTGATAAGTAGCGACATGATTTCGTAATTTTTATCAGGATAAAACGTGGCAAGTGGCGTGTATTCTCGCAATCTGTCACTTTCGATTGTGCCGTACCACCAATTCGGGTCGGTAAATGGGTATTTTCCGCTTTCAGGTGCAAATAAACGCGGATACGCAAAATAATTCAAACCGCTATCAAATTGTGAGGTTTTGCCATTTGAAATTTGAATAGCCGTATTCGCAAAGTCGGAATTGTAAAAACCTAAAATTCGCACTTTTGCATTAGTTGTAAAATTGTGATTCGCAATGGCAATGCAACCAATTTCGCGTCGCTTTGGCAAAACCAAGCCGAACGTTATGCTAATTTCCGAGCCGTTTGCATTCACACCATTTACTGTGCGAGCAACTTTTTTCAACACAGGATTTTTGATATTTGAAAGCGGCAATGTTGGCAGCCAATTTACGCCTGTTGCGCCTATCGTGCATTCGTCTACTCGATTTGGATAACTAAGTGAAATGTTGGATTGCGCCATCAGCCAATTACTCCCAAAACAATTTCTTTTCTTTTAGCATCAACTTCATAAGAAATAACGGTCATCAGCCTGCCCATGCCATAACCCAAACTACTTGTCGAAACGGTGATTCCCTGCCCAATTTCCAATGCAGGTATTTCATGCACAATCGCGGTGATTTGCACTACGTCACAGCGGGAGGCGGATAAATTCAAAAGGCGCGTTGCCACAGCAATAGCATCCGCCTCATTAACCAGTACGCTTTCGATTTCAATTGCACTTGCAAGGGGATGACGAGCTAAAACGGCATCATCTTTGACGTAAGCACTTCGATAATCACGCGCAAGTAGCGATTTTCTCGAGGCTGTCACAGTGCTTGCGAGTTCGGTTTCTTGCTGTACGGTTTCTATTTTTCCATATTTAATGAGACAGGACGTGTAAGGAATGCCATTTTTTCCCAGCCCAATGCCTGAACGCGAAATACCGTTTTCGGTGATTTCGCTATCTGTAACTTCAAAACTAGAAACCGTAGCGAGCCGGGTTAAATGCGCGTGCATCACATCAGCAATAAAAAACCAATGCGCCCCGCAACTTGAAATGATTTTATTGAGCAATTCAGCGGTCGAAGTTTCACTTGTGACATATAAGCCAACTTGCCCGACCGCATTTAAAGTTGCTTTTGATGTCGAATCAAATGAAATGGCGGGCGTTAATTCGCTCAAAATAGCGTCAAAAACATCACCCGCTAAAATCGCGCTATCGCTTGCATCGCCTGTCACGGTTCCAACTGGTGCTGCTCCCAATCTAATGTATCCGCAGCATCTAATGAACTGCCCAGCTGCAACAGTATCGGTTTGGAATGTAGCAAAGTTATCCCATGTGTAAGTCACTCCCAGAGTCAACGCCAAGCCCTTGTCATAAACAGCATTAACAATGCAAGTCTGGCGATCTGAAAATTGATAAATCAAACGATAAGATGTGTTGACTAGCACGGGCGACGCATTCGCTACTTTGCCAAACACACGCGGCTTTACACTGCCTTTGATGTCAGTCGCAACACCCTCAATGCCCGCAGGCAAAACGTTAGAGCCTGCATATTTCGTATTAGGATGAGTGCGTTGCAACACTTCCGACATCGAGCGAATCGGAATAAAGATAGACCCAGATTCTTCGTGCGGTGCATCCGCTCTCACGCTCAAGTAATCGATAATTGTGCCGTCATCGCTGACCAGCGATAAAACGCAAGAGCTGTTATCAAGCGCGTAATCACACAAATAATTCAATTCACCGTCAATGTTAATGAGCTCAATTTCCCCAACTGACGGATCAGCAAAAATATCAAGCACACCGCCATCATTGGGTGAAATCTTGATTAGTGCGGGCTGCAACATGCGTTGCTCGTAGAAAATGCCATCCAGAACAATCCCTTCATCACCAAAATGAAGTGTCACGGGATTGTTACTCGCATCAAGCGCGTTAATTTTAACTATCCAAACACTCATTGACGTGCCTGTATTCTTGTTTTCGACTGAATTTTGTCGAGTGAATTTGCTTGCTTACGATTTTCTTGAAGCGCAGCCTGCATTACAGAAACTAACGCGGCTAAGTTACGATTTTGCTCATCCGATTGCTTTAGCTGCTCTTGTAATTTCCCGTTAATTTCTTCGAGTTTTTTAATCGTTTCAGCGTTATTGCTTGAACCCGAATCGTTTGAAGCAGGGCGATGTAACATCACAGGAATTGAATAGCCATTAGGCAATGTCGATAACGAGCCGGGAAAATGATTTGCGGTATTCGTACTGTAGTTGGCACCATCTGTAAGCGGTTGATTCATGAATGCTTGCGTAGCTGTAATATACTCCTGCATAGCTACAATGTTCGTGTAATCATCCCCGTAACCCGCATTGACCGCTTGCGATTCTAAAAACGAGTTTCCTTGCGCTGTATTTGCTTGATTTTGCATTGCTTGAGCTTGCAAAATCAGCGCAGTATTAGCTTTATCAATCGCAATCTGCGCTTCATTTCCCATCTCAAAAAAAGCTGTTTTTAAATTAGCAACATTAGCGGTGGCTGTTGCGGTTTGAATATCGACAATCCTATCAACACTGATACCATTTAAGCCCATTAAGCTTATGTTAACATCGTGGATATTTAGCTTTGCGGCTTCGTTTTTAACTACTAAATCAATTGGATTTACAGCTAAATCAGCAAGCAATAAATCGTAAGATGTTTGGATTTTTCCAGCAGTATCCGTTGAGAATCTATCAGCAATACTTTTGAAAGCATCATCAATTTTCGAGAGTTTTTCCCCGGTATCAAAATTTGCTGAATTGATAACAAAATCCAAATAGGCTTGAATGCCATTTTTTTCAGTAAATGATTTCAGCAGCGCATCAATAAATTCGCTATTTGCACCTGCTGATTTTGCATTTACGACTGATAAAACGAGTTTGCTATCCGCATCTAATTTTAGCGCATTTATGGCATTTGGGTTTGCATCGTAAGCGGCTTTATCTTTAGCAACTTGCGAAACCAAGCCATCAAAAACAACACCTAATCCCACTGGCAAATCATAGATACCACTTTTAATTTGCTCCAAAGCACCAAGCTGTAATTGCTCAATTGGGATAGATTTTTCAAGCCCTGACACGTCACTAACAACTTGCTCAATCATTTTCATACCCGCTTCACTTGAGCCGTAATAGTTTTTGATTGATTCAATAAACGTGTCGGCATATCCCGTAATTCCACCCAAGGCAGCGCGTTTTTCTTCGGCACTTGAACCTATACCTTTTGCGATACTGAGCTGTGCAGCAAAGGATTTTCCTGCATAGTCAATTTGTGTAGTTGGCGTGCCGATTTTGGTTGCTTGAGCAGCATCAACCCAAGTCTTAATTGAACGGCTAAAGTCCATAAGGTAATTTACTGCTTCGACTTTTACTTTTGAAAGTGCATCGTTATAGGCTTTTTGCGCGTCTTTTGCATCGCCAAGCAATGAAACGGTTCGCGCTAAATTCGCATCAAGCGGATGATTAAGATAAGCATTGATGACAGTATCGATTGTTTCGCCAACGCCACTTAATGCGGTGTCAAGCGAATTAGTCGCCGCATCTGCTTTCCATTTTAAAAATCCATTTTCGCCCAACGCCAACTTCATGTTTTCGTCGGTTATTTGCATTGCTTTGTCGATTCCACCCAATGCGTCTACAAATTTGTTTGCGCTTGAAATGAAATCACTGGCAGTCATTGAATCAGCTATTTTCTTATTTGTAGCGAGGTAAATGTTTTGTATGAATAACATATTATTCAGAATTTCACCACCCGCTTTTGTTAAATAAGTTTCGAAATCTTTATTGTATTTTTTGAGTGCGTCATCATAAAAAACTTGTGCCTCTGCAACCCCAGACTTAGATTGTTGCGCTTTGACTAACGCTAAATTCGCATCATCTACAGACTTGTAAGCGTTATCTTTTTCAGCGTTTGTTTTGGCAACGCCCGAAATTACCCCCCCGAATACATCAAGCTTTCCTACACCCGCCAATCCTAAATCCTTTGAAAGCATCATGATATTAAGACTCGATTGAAATGCGCTTGCGGATTGCCCACCCGTTAATTTTTCATTCTTAACGTAATTATTCCAATCCAAGGTGATAGTTGACATAGCGTCTTGCAAGGATTTTTGTAATTCATCACCGACCAAATTACTGGCATTGCTAAAACTTTTTGACACCGCATCTGCGAGTGTCATTGTCATCGTGGCAGCTTCAAACATTGACATTCCCAATAAATCCATTGAATCCATTAACTCGATTGAAAATGAATAATTGTCTTTGCCTGCTATTCCTAGCGCGTACATTTTAGCTGTTACAATTTCTAAAGCTGCCGAACTAGAACCCGCTGCATCCGAAACATCTTTTAAAATTTCTTCATTCGTTTTCCCCGATCTAGCCAACGCCTTTAAGCGCCTGCCAACATAATCAATAAATTCGACTGGCTTTTGCGCTAATTCAAAAAGCAGAGTATTTCCTGTTGTTGTTTTTGAACTTGTTAAGCTACTTATTACTGCCGCCGTGTATTCTTTTGGATAAGCATCAATAAAAATCTGTAACCATTGCGATGCCTTTTTTGCAGAAGCCGTATCAACATAACTTAATCGAGCAACTACTTGACTAAACAAGGTATCCGCCATTAAGGCGGAATCAAAAGAATTAGCATCAATTCGATTGTTAATAGGGTTTTTTACTAGCGAATCTCTAAAAAGACTATTTGTTGTATCCGTTAGCAATCCGTTTGAAATATCAATTGAATTCAGTGTATTAGCTAATCCCTGGACAATATCAGCCAATCCTTTGGTATAGTCTTTTTCTTCTTGAGTGAGTGCGTAATTCAGTCCTTGAGTTCTACCGTAACCAACTGAACCAAGTGCCGTATCCCATTCACCGCGCCGTCCCTTCCAATCCCCAGAAACATTGTAATTATCACTCACCGTTGTGATATTTTTATAATCTGGTTTAGTAACTTGAGATTGCAAAATATCTAAATCAAATTTCTTTTGTTTTCCAAAAAATGACCCAATGAACTTTCCAAAAACATCGCCCAGCACATAACCAATCATTGTGCCTAATCCAGGAAAAATCATTGTTCCGATAGCTGCACCCACCAATGATGAACCTACACGAATTATATTTTGCGTGGTAAAGCCATCTTTTATGATACTTCCTACCTGACTAATGACCGTTGCAATCGCGGCAACAGCCGCCGAAACGGGATTCATGAATGCAATAGCATAGGTTCCCGCGATACCTGAAACAGCATCAGCAACCGCAATTACTTTACTTGTTACGCCTTTTAAACTACTCCATTCACTGACCAGTGAATACACTTCCGTACCAACTGAAACAATAACAGCGACTGTACCCAGTAATTTCTCCATTGATTTCGCAGCCGCTCCACCTACTTTGTCAAACACGGCATTTAGTTTTGATTCAGACAGTGACTTAACCGCATCTGTTGTTAATCCAACGGCATCAGCTCCTTTTGCAATTAATTCCTTGCCAGCACCAAGAACATCCGCAATTGTCGCACTAATTCCCGTACTTAACTCCCCCAATCCTTTCATGAAATCAGGAAAATAAGTGTTAAGTGATGAGCTAATGAATCCACCAATGGATTCTGCATTTTTATGAATTATTCCAAAACCGCTTGAAAGTACATCACGCAAATTTTCATTATATTGATCGGCAAACTTACTGGCTTGCAAAAACACCATATTGCTCACAGCGGCATCCGTTTTAAGCATTAAACTTGCGTCAGCAGGTACGCCGTTGGGGTATTTTGAAGTTTGTGAAATGGTTGCAGCAATGCCACTGCCGTGTTTTTGCAAGCCCATGTAAGTACCCAGCGCAACTGCACCGACTAAAGCCGTCACTGTTCCGCCCAATCCACTAAATAACCCGCCCGTTGCACCGCTAAAACCGCTAAACATCTTTTGCACTAATCCTTGCGCGATAAAATCAAGAATGGTTGAGGTGATGCGGTTCATCATGCTTTTGAACATATCGCCAAGTGCTTGTGTTGCCGATTTGCCATTTAACGCAATGTCTTTGAACATCGTACCGAATGATTCGCCGATTTTTTTAGCAGATAAACCTAGGTCATTAACGAGCGTCATACTTTTGTTTATGTCATATTCGCGCATTAAATTAGCAATTCTTTCATCGCTAAATTTATTTGCCCGTTGACTTGCCTCATATTGCTCACGGTCATTCATTGTTAATTCACGGCGGATTTTTTGCAGAGCCTCAACTTCGTTTTCGTAAGCCTTTGTGATTTGCTCGCTATTATCTTTTGTAAAATTACCAGTATCTTTCAAATAAGCATCAACCATTTCTTTTTGCTTATTCAAATACTCGTTTTCAGACATACCGCTACGTCCAGCGCGTAACTCCACGTCTATTTTTTCAAATTTACCGCGTGCAGTTTGCTCAAAAACACGTTGACGCTCGCGCTCTGCCTCGGTTAGTTTTTCAATTCCGACAGTAGATTTTTCAAACTCTGCGGCGATTTTTTGCTCATTTAACAAAAAGGTTTCGGGTTCTAATTTGCCACGCACTGCTGCCAAGTCACGCATATCGGCTTGATATTTTTTTAACGGATCGTTGTCGCTAAATTTATCAATTGCAGCCTGTTCTTTTTTGGCGGCACGCATCGCGTCGGTTTCTTCTTTGTGTGCGACTTTTTTCGCGGCAGATTCATTTTTGCGAATTTCACTGGCAAAAACCGTGTTGTGAATCATCAGCTTTTCTTGTGCTGATAATTCGCGCCCTAAAGCAGCCGTTTGCGCTTTGAGCGTTTCGCCTTCTTCAATCACTAATTTTTTATGACTATCAGCAAAAAGTTTATCGAAAGCGAGGCGTTTATCGTTAGATTCCTTAACTTTTTTATCGGAAATATCGGCGGCGGTTGGCTGCAAATCTTTTAGAAATTGGTCTTGATTTGCCGCCACAGCGTTAGCGGCTTGTTTATTGGCTAAGTCATTAAGCGAGGCGCGTTGCATAATTGAGCTGCCATTTGCAGCAACTTGTTTTACGCTATTGCGTTTTTCGTAATCTGATTGACCTAAAAAGTAATCGTAAGAACCCGTAACCAAACCGATTGCGTTATCTTTAATGCTTTTTAAAAACGAAATGCGCTCAACGAATTTGTTTACCGCTGAAATTGCTCGTGAAATGCCGTTTAAAATATCATTCCAAATGACTTTTATTGTGCTTCCAAGTGTGGCACTTGTGCCATTGACGCTAATGGTTGAGTCTCTAAATTCATATAATGCCGTTGCCGCAATGCCGATTGCTGTAGCGACTGCCACAAACGGATTTAACTGCATAGTTCTAGTTAAAATCGCCGTGTGAATTTCCGCCGCAATAACAGCCGCTTTGTAAGCAACAAAACCACCCACAGCAATACCTAGCGCATTTGCCAATTCTGTAACATGACCTGCGGCAAAACGCATCGATTCTGCAATACCTTGCGCTACGCCGCTTGTTTGTCCACCTTTTCCGATAAATTCAGTTAGCGCGTTGCCAATTAACGTAAAAGATTGACCAATGGTTAAAGGCATTTGTGAAAACTCTTTCTCGATGCGCGGTACCATTTTTGCGAGTGCATCGGTTGTAACTTGTGTGGTTAATGCGCCCGCTTCAGCCATACGCTTAAATTCAGCCGTTGTTGCGCCAAGCCCGTCACGAATTGCCATTACAAGGCGCGGCGTTTGCTCTACCATTGAGCGCAATTCATCACCACCTAAACGATTGGACGCTAACGCCTGTCCAAATTGAATGAGTGCATTTTTTGCTTCAACCGCACCTGAACCGCCAATAATAATGGCTTTATTGGTCGTTTCGACAAGGCGCAATAATTCCTGCTGAGATTTACCCGCATCGCGTGTGGCTTGAGCCATTTTGAAATATAAATTTGTAGTGCTTTCTAAATCTGTGCGCGTGCTTTGTGCAATTTGTGAAAGTCCTACTTGCGCGGTTCTAAGTTCATTCATTGAACCCGAAACCAGCTTTAAACGACCTTCTAAACTTGCCCATGCGTCCATTTGCTTGATAATTTCTCGACCACTTAATACTGACATTAAACCCAGTGCAGCCGATTTAAGTGAATTCATCGAACCCGTTGCCGCATTCGTGACGCGCGTATTTTCAGCAAGGCTTTGATTTAATCGGTTTGTACCGTTGATGGCTTCAATGGTTGAACGGCTTAAACCTGACACGCCACCCGTTAAGGAAGCCATTGCTGTTGTTGAGTTAGCCGACCACCGACCTAAGTTTTGAACACCGCCTGACAAACTTGCCACGCCTGAATTTGAATTATTGCTTGCGTTGCCTAAGTTATTAACGGCTTGTGTGGTTTGTGAAATAACAGAAATCGCCCCGCTGGCATCAGCCGCGATTCTAATGGTTAGAGCTTGCGTTGACATTGGGGCGACTCCTATTTTTTGTTACGTTTTTCTTGAACTGCACTTAAAAATCCACGCTCAATCGCGCCGATTTCTTGAAGTAAATTATGTTTGTCTTTTTTAACACGCAGCTTTTTCCCGTATGGGAAATCAACAAATTTCTCTGGAAAAAAAATCAGGTCAATGAATTCGGGTAAGGAATTGATAACGCCTAAAACGTTTGTATAATTCAACCCTGTAATGCCATCCATTGAATGGTTCCATTGCGTTTGAATGCTAAAAAACACCTCAAAAGCTAATGCGGCATCGTAGAAAACAATGAATTCTTCATCTTCTTTTTCTTCATCGGGAATCTCACAAACAATGCCCCACGCTGCTGCGCTTTCTTCTAAACTTTGAGAATTTTGCGAGTTACCACCATTTGCATAGTGATAACCCGCTTCTTCTAGTTTTTTGCTTTCAAGGCTTTGTAGACAGCGGCTTGTGTTTCACCGTTTTGAATATTGAAGAATGCTTGAATTAACGCATTGCGTACCCATGAAATTTCAAACAGTGCATTAACTAATTCAGGGGTAAATTCAGCATCTGTACCATCTTCATTTTTAACACCGCTAATCGATACCAAATGACTTTTAACTGCGTCATCAAGCAATTCTGCATCACCTGAAATCGCGCGAATTTCAGCCACTTTACTGTTTGGCAATACATTAAATTCCACGTCAAAAACGTGTTTTTTCACTTCTAAGAAATCACCTGGTTCTTCAGCGGCAACTTTGAATTTACGGGTTTGTTTTTTACCAATTGCTAATTTCATTTTTTGTGTCCTCTTGTTGAATTTTTTGTTGAAAAGTTAAGAGAGTGTAATGATCAATTCGTCATTGCCTGCTGCTGCAACAGGGAACAAACTTAAATCCAAATCAATCATGTCAATGCCGTCTGTTGAAGAGTATTTGGGCGTACCAATGCTCATTCCGTTTGTTGCAGTTGAAATGGTTACGATATTGCCTGCTGTGACACCATGAACTACCGACAGTGTGCCGACCGCATTGGATCTTGCTAAATCAAAAAAGTTTTTAGCTCCAATGTTTGCTTCGATTTTTAGCGTCCCTTTAGGCTTTCGATTCAGCATAACAATGCGCTCATCACCGATGAGCTGGTGATATTTAATTTCGTTAGCAATATCAAACGTAATCGCTTCAATGCGTGGCGTAGCAATTGCACCACCCACGTTGAGCGCAGTGCTTGTATTTATCGTCCCAACTGGCACAGGAGCAGTTGATGCAGTGTAGGTTCCAGATGCAATTGTCCCCGCCGTAACCGCACCCATTAACCCTGTAAAGGTGAATTTCATGGTAGGATTTTTTGCTTTTGTTAAATCGATGCTAAAAGTTCCTTTGGCACCAAACAAAACGTGCTTTGTTCCATCCGCAAAAAACCATAGCGTCAACGTTGTATTAGCATCAGCAATTGTCGTTGGCGTGGCAGGCGTATAAACAATTGGTGCTGTACCACCACCCGTTTTAGCAAATCCACACGCAAGCATTAAACTTTCGTAATGCGGTGCCGTGCCTAGAACCCCACTGCCTGCTAACTCAACTTCAAAATCAACCGTGGCATGACTTGACACCACCATGCCTTGGTTTGCACCTAAAAATGGTCGGATGATATTTCGCTCAACCGTTTCCGCAACCATCGGCGTGATATTTAAACCTCCAACCATTACAGCGTTAGATGCAATCAAAGCAGTTTCAGCTGTGCTATTAACAGCTTCCAGCTTTGCGAGTAATAGTCTCTTATTTGACAAGCCCATTTTGCTTACCTTCTATTGTTCTTATTCCAGTGTAAGGGTCGTAAGTCAGGCTGATTCCTGCTACTCCCCAGTATTTATCTTGCTGCCAAATTTCTAAAAGCTCTTCTCGCGTGAGCGGCTTTTTAGTGCTGGCTGCCAATGCATTTAAAGACTCTGATTCATTCATTTTCTGTAGTGATAACTTGTTGTAAAAACATCTGCCCAAAATCGATTTAAATCATACGAACCACTTGATTGCCCTCTCACATGCTCAAAAGGCGTGTTGAATTCAGAAACTTGCCAGCCGCAAAGCGCATCCCAAACCTGCCCTGACACATCCTGCAATTCTTCATGTGCAGCATGACCCGTTGTATCGCGCTGATTACTGATAATCATCATTACGCCAATTTGAAGCGTTACTTGCTGAGAATGACCGCTAATTAACGAATTTGGCTTTGATGATTTTGAAAGCTCAACAACGTAAGCGCATGGTGTGCTAAATCCGTTCTCTTCGATTGCTAAATCATAGGCGGCACTACCAGCAACACGCCCACCAAAAATTGGACACTCACTTTTTAAGCGGTCAATAATTTCTTGTGTTTTCATCGTGAAAATACATTTTTTCCAGACACCATAACCGCTTCATTCGAGATAATTTGAGTAAGCTCAGTTGATGCAATCGGTAATTTGATTTTTCCGCTTGCAACTTGCTCAAGATAGCGAATCACTGCGTCATATCTTTTTTGAATAGCTTCAGTTGGCTTTTTCGATAGATAAAATCGCGTCACATCACAGGCTTTTTGTCTCAATGTTGGAATATCAACAGCTAAAGGAAGTTCATAGCGACCCGCTAAATAACCGTCAATGTCAGCAGTTGCATCATCAATCGCACGAGATACAATCACATCATCAATCATACCTACGCTTTCGGGGTCGCAGAGTTGCAATAACTCTTTCTCAAACCCTCTATCAATCAAGTCTTGTTGCGTGCAATAAGCCATTAGTTAGCCTCAGATTCAGGCTTTACTTCAATTTCAGACTTAACCTCAACATCGGATTCAACCTCGCTCACAATCCCAATAATCTCAGACTTAATTTCAGTCGCATCATCAATCCGAGAGCTTGCTTCATCGTCAAAATCTTCGTCATCAACTTTGATTGCACCCAGCGCAAGTAATGGCACACCATCTCTTTCAGTCAGCGCAATAATTTCACCGATTTGATAATCTTCGCCGTTGTGCTTAATTGGTGTGACAACAACAAAATCCTCCGTATCCTCACTCACACCTTTTTTTATTTTTTTTGTTGCCATTTACTCCACCACATTGGTAAGCAAGAAACCAAATTCTTTTGCAGTAACAACTTCGCGTACCGATTCACCTGCACGCACTTTCACGCCGCCATACATACCGATATTTGGGTCAACGATAGTCCCTGCGATTCGCGTACCGAATTGCGCGGTATAGCCCCACATTCCGTTATCCGCTTGACTGACTGAACCACTGTAAATTCCTGCACAGAATTTCCCCCAAATTCGGGTTTTCACGGGTGTTTTGCCTTTCGGAGCGGTGTTAATCCAGCCATCGCCGACAATGATTTCGTCAATTTCAAGTAAATTTGCAAGCTCTTGGCGGGTAATTCGACGCGCCCCAGCGGTTGCACCTGCAACAGCCGTTAATTTTGGATGCTGACTTAACACTGTCCATACCGCACGCCCCATGACTAACTTGTTTGGACGCATGAACGGCTGGTCTAAATAACTCAGCAAATCCGCTAACGGATTAGAGTTCGCGTAATCTGACCACATTGATGTTCCCGATAAAGTAGCGGTATAAGCAAAATTAGCCGCATTATTAGCAATGGCAGCTGCACGGATTTCACGCCGTAATTCGACAAAGCCCATAACACGCTGTGTCGCACGCATCAACGCTGATTCAGCAGGGGCGTTTTTTGAATCTTGATTCGGCACGGGTTCATCTAGCCCCTGGTTGATCGTCGCCAAATACACAGGGTCTTGAACGCTATTTGATAGCTGGTTTGGCATACCGACACGACCGACGTTGGTTTCGGGCGGTGTAATCCATTCCGCCATGCGGTCTGACAAATCAATGAATTCTTGTTTATCCACGCCGACACGCGGCAATACCAAATCTGCAATCAAACCCGATTGACGAAATTTAATCGCAACGGCGGATAACGTAGGAATAATAACCAATGGTGAATTTGCACTCATGGCTTAACCTTGCATAATAGAACGTTGTAATAACACAGGAATTTGCTCATCAACCGATGCGGCTGACTTGAGTGCGATTCCGATAATTTGCACATTAACGCCCGCCGCTGGGGCTGCTGTAATGACGCGCCCTGTTGCATCAATCGTTAAGCGTGAACCGCGTACAATTACTGCGCCTGCACGCCCTTCTGCAATGCCATCAATGACAACATCGACCAAATTACCTTTAGTAATATCATCTGCAACCACTTCGATTTCATTAGTAAAACCAATCACTAAATCAGCAGTCGCTGTCGCTAACGTAATCGTGTTGTCATCTGCACCGAATTTTACTGCTGAAAACGGCACAATTGCCGCTGTCGGCGTGAAACTTTTAATTAAACCTGTGTTGTTATACATTTTGTACCCACTCATTCATGACATGGTTAATCGCGGCAATATCATCAATTTGATAACCCAATGCCGCTTGTTGTGTTTGATATGCTGTAGCCGCCGAAGCAACCTCGGTCGCACTTTTTTCACCTTTTTTGCCATTACCCTCTGGTGCATTTCCGCCTGTTTGCGTGCCACTTAATGCGGCAATAGGTATGGCTTTATCCAAAAACGCGCTTAACGCTTCATGTGACAAACCTTTCGCCCAATCACTTAACGCTGGCGTGATGCGACCGTCAGATAATCCGACTTTTACTAAATCATCAACCGCGTTTTGATTGATTTTTGTATTTAAAGCGGCGAGTTCTTTTTGTAATTCATGAACTGCTGCAACGGGAACGTGCGTTGATAAATCAACGGTTTCTGTTTTTGACTCAGGCATCGTTTTGGCTTCCAAAATGGTGATAATTGAAGATGCCGCCGCCGTTTCGGTTGGCGTTGCATCCATAATTGTTCGTAATTTGTCCATTTGCGCTTTAACTTCTTCTACCGTTGCTAAAGTTGGCAAATTGAATAGATAGCGCAGTCTTTCGAGTAATTCATCTAAATCCACAGATAGAGCCTCTGTTGGTTGTTGAAAATAATCAGCCGCTAACGCGCATAAATCCTTCATCGAATCGAGCGCAGGATTATTCGTGAGAGCCGCCATGTGAATTTTGGTAATCACCCCCGTTTTAGGTTCAAACGATAAAACAGGAGAGATGTAGCGGTATTCTTTGTTTTGAATAGCTAAAGCCGCACTATCAGTCCATTCAACTTGTGTTGCGAACAACCCCAAGCCTTCGCGATATTCGAGCTGTGAAAACCATCCAGCGGCATACGCGGGTTGACCATTTTGTTTTGCGTAAAGTGTTTGGTGTTCATAATCGATAACAAAAGCATCCGCTTGTGAATTGGCAAGTTGAACCACCGTCTGTGCGTTTTCATTGGTTAAAATCCATCCTGACAACCCCACAGGTCGCCCGTCTTTCGCTTTGAACAAGCCAGCGGGCGTGAGCTGAATTTCAGTCGGAACAGCTCCACCCAAATCCGTTGAACACGCTGCTAATGTGATAATCTCTTTTTTCATGCTGATATTTTGCCAATTACACGTTTTTCTTGATATTCGCATGCGCTAGTGATTTTTAACGGGCATAAAAAAACCCCGACATCGTTATGACATCGAGGCTTTAGGAGGTTGGTGCCTTACTTCTCCGCACACCAATCAAGTTGATTTTTTTGCTGATATTCTTCAATGATTCGATAGACTTGCGATAAACATAAATCGAACCGCTTGGCGAGTTCACGATGATTTTTGCCATTGAAGGCTTGCCAAATTTCATCGTGTTTTTTTTTATTCACCCAAGCTGCCGCTTTGGGAATGTAGACGGGTTCACCGCCGTGATTTTCCCTGACTAACTCCACTACCTCACGACTAATCTCGTCTATTTCATCATGATGCAACGCTACCCGCTCTTTGAGCTTGTTTGCAATAAATTCACGCATATCAATCAAAAATTGTGGGTAGTTGGCAGCCATCTTTATAAAATCCTTGGAAACATAAACCAGTAAAGAAATAGGGAGCAGGTGATAGCAAAAATCAAATCGTTCATAAGCCTGAAAAATCCAGCGTGAGCGATTGATATTTACCGCTTTCATCACGTTCAAAAAAGCGCATATATTCGGTACTCCCCACGACTTTCACTGCGTCACTAATGGCTTGCATGGCGTTTTTCCAGTCTTCATCGTCAATTTCAACACGGCGCAAACTCAAGATTCTACGCTGATCTAAATTTCCTTCTTTATCAACATTAAACGCATCGTGAATCAAGGCAATCAGGTTTGAATTACCGCCTTCACTCCATTTTTCAATACAAATATCAATTAAGGCTTTCGCGGCTTGGAGACGCTCATCAAAGGCGATACGGTCTTGCTGGGCGACTTGCACTTTGTATTTGCCGTCAAAGCTGTGCAGTGACAAATTGCCTTTTCTGCCGCCCATTTTCACGCCATATTTTTCAGCACTCAATTCAATAAAGGCTTGCACGTCTTTAAAGGCACTACTTTTGAATTCTTGCACTAAGCTCGAGACGCATTTGGCATTGTTAATCAGCTGCGACACTAAATCATCACGCATCATATCAACGGGTTTAATTAAGTGTTCAGGCACTAAATAGCCTTTTTCGTTGGTGCGATAAATCGGTTTATTTACCGCTTCAACGGTGGTTTCCTGCGTTACTTCTTGCGACTCACTCATTTCTTTACTCCAAATTTACCTAAAAGTTGTTGTACTTGTTGTTTGATTTCTGGGGGCATTGGTGTTCGCTCAGGACGTGGCAAACGAAATTCAATTGCACGGCGTGGCGGCATATAGTCCAGCACCTTTTTAGGCGCTGGAAAGGTTTCGCTATCCCCCAAAATTGCAAAAAATGCCTCTTGAATACGCCACAAATCCCGCTCTTCATTCCATACAATAGGTTGTCGTTCAAAAACGGCTATCCAAACTCGCGCAACTGGCTCTATAGTTTCAAGTGCGGGTGCATTACGCAATCTAACAGTAATACACATTTGCAATCCTTCAATAATCACATTTTTTAACCATGTCATAGTCACCCCTCCGTTTTCATGCGCTCTAAAACTGCCAAGGCTTGCGCCGTTGCTGACAACGGCTTTACAATAGCATTTGGCTCAACCCGCGATGCTTGAATTGGCGCGTTTTTTTGAGACTCAGTGCAAATGACTTCAAAAAGATAACCGTGCGTTTTAATTGGCGTTTTTAGAGAACCCAAATCGCGTGCCAGCAACGTTTTTTCAAACGCGGATTTCCACACATGAATCGGTGCATCGACTTCGATACCGTTACGCTCGATTTTTCCCGCTTGAATTAACGGCAAAATCTCTCCCAAGATTTTATTGACCCGCGACCAGCTCAATTTGCTTTTCGCGGGTCTAAATAACGACACATATTTCACAATCTCTTTCCCGCACGGTGTAAAACTTAACGCCAAACTCAAGGCTTGCGCGGCTTCATCGTGTTCAATTAGCGTTTCAAGACTGTTTTGTGCGCCACAAGATGGACATTGAATAATCATCTCAATCACTCCAGTTTGCGTCATATTCAACACCTAATGGCTTTGCTACTTTCCCCATTAGCTGATTCATTTGCGCCATGTAATCATCAAAATCCATCTTGGTTTCGAGTGCGTACTCGAATAATTCTTTAATGCTTTGGAATGTTTTAGACTGCGGATTAGCCATCATTTTCACCATCACCAAATTCAGCACATGAAATTACAATGTCGTACTTCTCATGTAGATTTTCAGAGCCGATGCTTTCAAATAACTCGCCTAAATCATGCAATGAAATTCCGCCTTGCGGTAAAGACACCTTAAAAACGATTTTCTTTTTATGTTGTGGATTGGTCACAATCGCCTCCTTTTTTAACTACTTTTACAGGCTTGAAGCCTTTTGCTTTCAGTGTTTGAACGACTAGCTCCAACTGCTGCCAGTTCAATTCTGACGTGGATTCTTTGCCCGTTAAGCCTTTGAGCATTTCTTTGTACGTTGCATCATCTAAACCGAGCTGATTTTTAGCGATATGAATCTTTTGCTTGTTGGCTTGATTGATTGCCAGCTTTTGCGCGGCACTGAGTTTTTGATTTTTAGCCATGTTTCACTCCTGTAACGCTTGCACCTTTAGATTCAACAAAATCCAAAAGCAACTTCATCAACACGTCATAAATTACCAACTCACCCTCCGTGGT